GACTACGACCCGATCCCGAAAACGACTGGGATCTGGCACGCGTCTGGACATCGGCCATCCGCTCTTCGTCGCGAAGAGGACAGCACGCGGTGAGCGGAACAACACGCGATACATGACCCGGGAGGGCTCTTGAAGAAGACCGCGATACAGCGCCAGACCGAAGCTCTGTTCGAGGAGCTGCGCGCGCTCGACCTCAAGTCCGTCGAGGCGCGGCTGGTCGCCACCCTTCGTCGCGACGAGACGGGATCACCGACCGCGGACGGGTGGCGCACCACGGCATCCGGTACCGGTGACGGTGGGAGCGGTGGTGCGCCCGCGGCCGAGTCGTCCGCTGTCCTGGCCGCGGTCATCGCCCGCGAGGAGCCAGTACCGGATCCGATCCACGTTCACGCAATCGCGGCTGCCGGCGAGTTGCTCGCCGCGGTGCGGGCGTTGCGCGCCCTCGAGGGGCACCTTCGTCGGATCGACAAGCTGTCCGACCCGAACCCGAGGGAGGAGCGGGGCATCGCGCTCTGCGCCGAACCGGCGTGCGACCGGCCGGCGGACCCTGGCAAACGAGGGCGCTGCTCGGGCTGTTACTCGTGGGGATGGCGTTGGCAACAGAACCACCTCCACGAAGGACCACCGCCGCCGGTGCCGTCCGAGGTGATCGAGGAGCGCGAGGCGCGCCGGGCGCGGGTCGAGCCGCTAGGCGTATGACCAACGCTCAACGCGTGGGAAGCTTGGCCGACGAGAAGGTCGTGATTCCCGCGTTTGTCGATGTCGGCCAGCCCGATGAGGTTCTGCCACCAGGGCTTCACCAGACGAACGAGCTTGAGATCAAGGCCACCCTCGTCGACAAGTTCCCAGGCTCAACAAGCCGGTCCGACATCTTCACGAGCTGGCAGGCGTTCAGCCTGCTTTGCCGGTCGATCCTCCCGGTGAAGGAGGAGCGGATCAACGGCAGCTTCGTGACGAGCAGGCTGGAGCCGAGCGACCTGGACGTGGCCATCTGGATCGCGGCAGATGACTTCGCGGCCCTCGACCTTGGCACTCAGCTGTCGTTCGGCGACCTGCTGGCGAAGGCGAAGCCGACCTTCAAGTGTGATGCCTACGTCGTACCCGAGTGCCCTCCTGGCCATCCGACCTACGCTGACTACCAGTACATGCTTTGGACGGACAGCTATTGGGCGCAGTACAAGAGCCCGACGAAGCTGATCGTCCCAGGCGTCCAGAAGGGGTATCTGAGGGTCGCCCGATGAGCCGTGAGACCGATCTCCAATCAGAGCAGTCCCTTCATCGCGACTACCTCGCAGCGCCCGTGTCGTCCGAGCATCCTGCTTCGCTGCTCGTGCGAGCGCAGAGTGAGCGTCGACTCGCCGAGGTCGAAGGAGAGCTTGCCGAACTCCGCTACCCCCCGCTCGACGTTCGGGTGGCTGGCGAGGTCACGGAGAGGCACGCTCTGCCGGTTCCGATCCTCCGCGCCATCATCGGCAGGCTTCAGGCGACTGTCACCTGGATCGGTTGGGCTATCGAATCGGGCGCGGCCGTGGCAGGCACCGTGCCAGCGTCGATCGAGCGTGCTACCGCAGCGGAGATCTACGCGCTCGCGCCGGGCTCCTTCCGGTTCGGCTTCCGCCCGAGCCCCGATCCGAATCAGATCGCGGGTCAAGCCACTCTCGACAACGTTCCCCCCTCGCCGCTGTACGAGCTGGCCGTCACCACCATCGTCGCCGCAAGCGATCTCGCCGCCCACGGCAACTTCGGCACCGATCTCGAAGCACAGGTCAAGCAGATGGGCCCCGGCGCCGCCCGACGGTTCCAACTCCTCGCCAAGACCCTCGCCGAGGCAAAGCTCAGGACCGAGATGACTCTGTGGGCCCGGGAGGTCCAGTCCGTCGTGTTGACCCCCGACCGCGCGGCCGAGCTGGGCAGCTGGCTCGGCGACTACATCGAAGACCACGAAACCATCACCGTCGATGGGGTCCTTAGCATCCTTGACGCGGAGACCGGGCGGTTCGCCATCCGAGACGCGCAGGAGCACCGTTACGCCGGCTCGGCCGACGCAGAGCTTCTTGCCGGCGCCGCAGTCGAGGGCGAGCAGTATCGGGCCGTCCTCGAGATCACCCGGAGACAGTCGGCTCACACGGCGGCATCGAAGGAGCTGACTCGCCTCCTGTCCCTGACACTGCTCGACGACCAGGACTGACCGCGAACACCCATCCACCTGCTCGCGAACACTTCCCGTTATGGTGATCGCTACCTTCACCTGACGACCGCCCAGCTCCACGCTCGGCGGTCGTTTCGCGTACCGGGGAGAACCACATGGCGCAGGCCGAGCTGTCCGTGACGATCGGCGATGAGACCGAGATCGAGGGCACCCGACTCGCGTCGGACCTGCCCGCCGTGATCATCGACGGCGACTTCTACGTGGCCGGCACCGCGGCCGCCCTTCGCCGGTTGGCTGCAGCTGCTCGCGCCGCGGCCGACCTTCCCGTTGCCCTCGCAAGCGCTACTCGGGCGGCGCGACTCTGATCACGAGGTTGGGATTCTCGAGAGCCGCTCCGAAGCCGAACACGACCTCAACCGCGAAGCCATGGTCAGCCTGTTCCTCGACCTGCATCTCAGCAGTGGCCCAACCGGCGGTCCTCATCGCGCCAGCAGGGAGCCCGACCACGAAGGTCCCGGCCTCGGGGGCGCTGTCGTCGAGCGGGCCGAGGGGTTGTATCGGTCGCTCATCCCAGACTGCGAAGAAGTACTTCTGGTAGGCGTGGGCGGCGGTCAGACCCGAGTTGGGTGGGAGCCTCAACCAGTCCGAGTGACGAGCCAGGATCGCTGGGCTTCCAAGCGGACTGCCAGCCTCGAGTCCGAGGTGAGGCTTTCCCAGCTCGTGCTCGGCGCGAGCGACGCCAAGTGCGACGGCCCGCCACGCCTGCTTATCGTCGGTGTAGGGCACGTGCGGTATCAGTGGCGACGTGAACAGCCCAGATGGACCCGCACCTCGCCTGATAAGGGCCGAGCACTTCCACGAGACCTCCGGAAACAGATTCCGCGTTGCAACATCCTCGATGGCATCGGGCGACCACTTCGGAGCGTCTGGAGGGAACAGAGCCACGAGTGAGTGGATCTCCGAAAGGTGGATCTTGGCTTCCTCCCGGTCGAGTCGGATGGCATTCCCGCCCCGCTCGCTACGCACCCACTTCTCGTAGGTCGCGTGTCGATCACCGACGTTGCCGGAGAGGTTCGGTACGGTGCCGTACACGTCGGTCTCGTCGAGTACGTCCGAGGCGTCGACCTTGAGGGTTCCGCCACCATCGAGCATGCATCCGATGATCTGCTGCCCAAGTGCATCGCTCATCGCGTCTCTCCCGCGCCGCTGGCCGTTGTTCGGTCGTGGCTCGCTGTCCGACCGCTCGGTAGGAAGCGCGTCCGGCTAAGACTACTGGTGGGGTGTGACCCCGATGGGACTTCGTCGTTGCCTCGGTCGCCCCGGCCAGCCCTGTCCAAACCTCACGCACGCGTCTCGCTGCCCGGCCTGCCAGATCGCGTCCGATCGCCGCTACGAGAGCAACCGCCAGCGCGCAGCAACGACAAGGCGATACGGAACCGGCTGGGCCTCGAAGGCCCGGGCGTTCATGCGCCGTCACGGCGAGTTCTGCGACTCCTGCGGTCGGGGCCCCCTACCCGGCGATCCGCTCCAGGTCGACCACATCGTCCCGAGGGCCAAGGGCGGCAGCAACGAGCCGTCGAACCTGCAGGTGCTGCACCGGTCCGAGAACGCAGCGAAGAAGGACGGCCGATCGTGATCGATGAGACGCGAACACCGGAGGAGCGAGCGCATCTGCTGATGTAGGTTCCGGTCTGAGCCTCTCGGGCGACCGGACCGACGTGGGCGCCGAAGCACCGGCCGCCCACGTAGCGGGAGCGGCAGGTGCCTCGAATACGCGATGAGATCCTGAAGTCCGTTGCCTTCATCTACGAGACGGAGGTCCAGGCAGTCGCGAACGAGCGGATGGGCGGGACAGGCTTTCTGGTTGCGCAGGCCGATCGGACGTACTTGGTGACCAACCAGCATGTCGCGCTAGACGCGCGGCGCTACGTGCGGGTGAACGCCACCGACGGTGGCGCCGACATCGTCGAGATACCACACGACGGGTGGGAATCCCACTATGGCGGCGCTGATCTCGCTGCGACACGGCTCGAGTGCGGTCACCAGTGGGACGTTACCCCCCTGGTCCTCGAGGATCTCTATGGAAGCCGCGACTCCTTCGAGGCGCGGCTGGCAGAACTCAATTTCGGTGTCGGCGACGATGTTGTGATGGCAGGGCGGTTCGTCGGGTACGACGGACGCGACCGGAACCGGCCCACACCGCGCTTCGGGAACGTGAGCATGATGCCCGGCGACACCGTCACGGACGGGCGCGGAGACAACGTTGAGGCGTTCTTGGTCGAGATGCGATCTCTCCCAGGGTTCAGCGGCTCGCCCGTGTTTGGGTACATCGCCCCCGGCGCTGATCGCGCGAACGGCACGATGATGCCCTTCTTCGAGTCCACGTGGTGCCTGCTAGGGATCGACACCGGGCATGCTCAGATCAGAGGCGGAGTCTACGAGAGGGGCACGAACGATCTCGTGGACGACTCGTGGGAGATCCGCGAGAACGCGGGTGTCGCCATCGTTGCGCCGGTGTGGAACCTTGAGGAGTTGTTCGCTCAGGAAGACCTTGCTGGCGCGGATGACGTGAGCGAGGTCGTCCGGCACGTCGAGCCCGCGGGGCAGTGATGCGTGCTGCCGAAGACTGGCAGCGCCAGTCGGTTCGCCAACAGGGAGTGACTCCATGATCGAACAGGCCGTCCCACCGGAGAAGCGCACCCAGCCCGAGACGGTGACACGGGCCATTGCTCGGCGCCGGCCCAGCAACGACACGCCGGTTCCACACGGGCAGGCTGATCGCCGCGACGATGGAGCCCGTGAGCGACTTCGACGAGATCCAAGCGGAACAGCTGGCACGTGAGATCGCCCAGGAACGCCGCTGGAGCGATGAGATCGACGCCACCTTCGACGAGATCGACGAGATGGTCCGAGACCTCCGATCACGCGTGCACGGCGGGAACCTGCATGACGAGATCGATCACCGCATCGAGGCGCTCATCACGCCCGCCCCACGAGCCCCACGTCCGGCTGGCCCGCCTCGCCTGACGCACGCCCACCGTCTCCTCCACACTCTTGCTGACCGAGACGGCGGCTGGCGATGCCACTACTGCTCCACCCCGATCTCGTGTGGCTGCGGCGACCCGGCGCTCCCCGCAGCCGTCGCCGACCACGTCCTCCCCAGAGCACGACGCGGCCCCGACACTATCGAGAACAGAGTCCTCGCCTGCTGGCCCTGCAACAGCGGCAAGGGCGACCGCACTCCCGACGAGTGGCAGACACACCGCCCCCGCCCACCTCAAGCCTGACCCCAGGGCGGCATCGAAAGTCCACCACCCTCAACGCCGTGACCCAGCTCCCATGGCGTCCTTTTTCGGCGGCAGTTGGGGGCCCCGTTTTTCAGTCGTCGGGATCCTCCGGCTCCATTGGGCTGAGGTACCAGTTACGGGGCAGTTCACCCGTGCCGCAGGTCGTGCAGAACTGCTCGTCGGCTACGCGGTAGGTGCCGCACATCAGGCAGGCGCCGTGTTCGTCCCATCCGCCGCACTCGATCCTGATCTGTGCCACCGGCCGGGAGGCTAGACGTGCCTGCTCACCGGAAGTCGCCCGATCAGCGGCAGGACAATCGAGCGGGTCGTGAGGTGGCGGTCATCCAGGCGGCGCAGTCGGCGGTGCCGGATGTGCCCGCTCCGTCGGGCCGGTGGTTGAAGGCGTCGAAGGAGGCGTGGGTCGACTTCTGGACGAGCACCGTGGCGGGCGTGGTGACCACGGCGGACATGCCGGGGCTGTTGCGTCTATTCGAGCACCGTGATCTCCAGGCTCGGGCGTTGAGCCGCTACCGGCGGAAGCCGTACGTGAACGGGTCCACGGGGCAGCCGGTTACGAACCCGGCGTTCGGTGAGGCGATGAAGCTCGAATCGGCGGCGGTCGCGTTGGAGGATCGGCTCGGGCTGTCGCCGAAGGCGAGGGCGGCGCTCGGGATCGTGTTCGGGCAGGCGGCGATGACGGCGGCGGACCTCAACAAGATGGCGGCCGAGGAGACCGGCGATGGCTTCGACGCTGATGACGTGCTCGAAGTCGACGGCTGGGAAGCGGACTGACGGCCGAAAGGTCATCGCGTGGATCGAGCGGCACTGCGTGTTCACGAACGGGCGGTGGCTCGGCAAGCCGTTCCGGCTCCAGATGTGGCAGAAGCGCCTGATCCTGGCGCTGTTCGAGGTCGACCCATACACTCGCCGCCGGCTCATCCGGTGGGCGTACATCCAGCTCGCGAAGAAGAACGGCAAGACCGAGCTGTTCGCCGCGGTGGCGCTCTGGTTCCTGCTCGCCTCGGGCGAGCCGGCTCCGCTCATCGTCATCGCAGCCGGCTCCGACGACCAGGCCGACACGCTGTTCAACGCGGCGAAGACGATGGTCGAGCGGTCGCCGACCCTCTCGAAGGTCTGCCAGGTGTTCGAGGGCGAGATCATCGCCGCGTCGGTGCCGGGCGGGAAGATCGTCCGGGTCAGCGCCACGGCGCGCCGGTTCTCTTCGAACCTCGACTCGCCCAGCTACTTCGTCGTGATCTGCGACGAGCTGCACTGCTGGGAGGGGCAACGCGGCCGCCTCGTGTGGGAGACCCTGTCGAACGGCACCGTCGCCCGCGAGAACCCGATGGTCATCCAGCTGACGACGCCCGGTTACGACCGCGAGTCGATCTGCTGGGAGCAGTACACGTACGCGAAGTCGGTGATCTCCGGCGAGGTGAGCGACCCGGCGTACTTCAGCCTGATCGTCGAGGCCGACGACGGGGACGACTGGCGAGACCCCGAAGTGTGGAAGGCGTGCAACCCGAGCTACGGCATCGTCCAAGGCGCCGACTTCTACGCCGACCAGGTCACCAAGAAGCCCGAAGGCGTGTTCCGACGCTTCTTCCTCGGATCGTGGTGGCGCGACACCGCCGACTGTTGGCTCGGAGACACGGGCGTCGACGCCTGGGAAGCATCAGCCGACCCGGAGACGGTGATCCCCGACGGCGCCGAGATCACGATCGGGATCGACGTGGCCCTGTATCGCGACCACACCGCGGTCGTGTGGTGCCACCGCACCGACGCCGGCCGGTTCGTCGTCCGGTGCCGCACGTGGGCGCCACCCGCGGACGGCAGCGGCATCGACGTGACCGACGTGATGGACCACATCCGAGATCTGTCGCTCCGGTACACGATCCGGTCAGGCAGCTACGACCCCCGGTTCTTCGACGTGCCAGGCAAGCAGCTCGCCGACGAAGGCATCCCGATGATCGAGGTGCCCCAGTCGCCCGCACGCATGATCCCGGCCTGCGGGTTCGCTTACGAGCAGATCAACGCCGGGAACGTCGCCCACGACGGCGACACCGTCCTCACCGAGCACGTCCTCGCCGCCGCCCAGCGGACCTACGACCAGGGTTGGACGCTCTCGAAGAACAAGTCCCGCCACGTCATCGACGCCTGCATCGCCATGGTCCTCGCTCTCTCCGAGTGGAACCAGCCCGAGCCGAAGACACCGACGGGGATGTTCTACAGCGCCGCCCAGATCCTGCAACGGCGAGAGGAGCGGCTCGCCGCCACCGCCGCACCCTGACCCCGAGGTTGGCCATGCTCTCGAACATCTGCGAGCTGGTCGGCCTCGTCCTGATCGCGGTCGGCATCCTGCTCCTGCTCGGCCTCGCGCCTGCCCTCCTCGTGCTCGGCGTCGAGCTGGTCGTGCTCGGTGTCGCTCTCGACGGAATCACCGTCCGCCGCCCGAACGATGAGGCCACCGAGTGAGCCTCCTCAAGCGCCTCGCCGCGCCACAAGAGCGCCGCAACATGGCCGGCGAGACCCGACCGTTCATCGACACGACGCCACCCCCGCCGGGGATGGGCGGGTTCGCAGGGTCCGCGTCGCTCCAGATCAACGAGAAGACCGCCCTCGCGATCCCGGCCGTGTACGCGTGTGTCGACTTCCTCGCCGGGTTCGTGTCCACGCTCACGATGACCCAGTCGACAGGAAGCCGCCGCAACCCGGCCGAGGTCGCACTCAGCCCCGTCGTCGAGGAATCATGGTCCGAGGCGCCGCAGGTCGAGTTCCTCACCCAGCTGATGTATGGCCTCGGCCTTCGCGGCAACTTCTTCGCGCAGGTCATCGAGCGCGACCGCCTCGGCTACCCGCTCCAGCTCATGCCGTGGCACAACGACCGGTGCAGCGTGCGGCGCCTCCCGTCCGGGGACCGCCAATACCGGATGGGAGGAAGCGTCGTCCCGATCGCCGACGTGTTCCACGTCAAGGCCGCGGTCGTCCCTGGGGCGCTCAAGGGCATCAGCCCGATCGAAGAGGTCGTCCGGACGCAGCTGCAGATCCTTCGGGGCAGCCAGCTCTACGGCGCTACCTGGTTCAAGAACGCGGCAACCCCTGACTCGCTCCTCAAGATCCCCGGGGACCCCGACCCCGACAAGATCGAACAAGTTCTGACCAACTGGCTGTCGCACCACCAGGGGCTCGCCAACGCGCATCTTCCCGGCATCATCACCGGCGATGTCGAGTACGAGGTGCTCTCCATCAAGCCGGAGGACGCGTTCTTCCTCCAAGCGCAGCAGCTCGGCTGGGCCGACGTACTGGCCATCTACCGGTGCCCGCCCCACGCGCTCGGCCAAACCGACAAGACCTCCAGCTGGG